GAAAAGACTTGAAAAGTTTATTAACGAAATGGCAGAATTACAACAAGAATTGAAAAAGAAACCAGATCCTTTCTTTACTAGAAGATAACGCTTGACTTTTGGTCAAGGTTGTGATATAATTATATTATGTTTTTACACAAACCCCCATTAAAAGATTTGCCACCTCTGAAGGCCAAGACCTCAGATGTTGGTAGATTTTATACAAATTTAGAGACTAACGAATCCTATCCTTCCATCACAACGGTACTTGGCGCCCAATCTAAAAAGGGCATACTTGAATGGAAGAAAAGAGTTGGCGAAGAAGTCGCCAATCATATATCAAATCAAGCCGCAA